ATAGCGCCGATTACTCGACTGAATATTGAAAAGCCAAAGCGGGCATGTCGGCACTGTATGACAGAGAAAGATCTAGGCGATTTTTATACTAATACGAAGTGGGAAGAGATGAACACTAAAGATGTATGGTGTAAAGATTGTGTTAAGACACTTAAGACTAAAGACGAAGTAAGAGATTACTTCTGGACTAATAATCGTAAGTGGGACGAGAAGATCTGGACTGACAGCCGAAATGCCGCAGAGAAAGCGTTACTTAATAACGCGACGTATAAGAGCGCAGACAGCGCGCAACAAATAGTAATACTCGAACGAATGACGTGCGAGCAAGTACCTATGCTGATGAATAAGCCAGGGTATTACAATTTTGAAATACACGATGGCAAGACGTTCGAGCAAGCAAAGAGTGAAGGCAAGATCTTCGATAAGATAGACGAAGGTAGGCCGCACTATGACTTTACTTGGGCGGGAGATTATACTGAGCATGAGCTAGAGTTCCTGAATAACTTTTATGCAAAGATGGTAGAAGGTCGAGAAGACGAAATTGATTATGCGCAAGAAATATATATTAGGAACTGGGCGAAGGCTAATATGAATCTTAATAATGCGAATAACGCATTACTTCGCGGCGAGGGTTCGTTCGAAGACGTACAAAAAGCGTCCGCGGTTTGCGATATGGTAGGTAAGACTGGCCAGCTCGCACCGAAGAAAAAAGAAGACAAAGTCGAAGAGATGAGTAGTGTAAGCGAGATATCATTATATCTAATGCAGCACGGTCATCCGATGACGAGAAAGATTGAATGGGAACAAGACGAGGTAGATGCGGTACTTAAAGACTTTATGCATCTGCCTGTAGCATTAGGGCTACAAGAACTTAATTAAGGGGGTGATCTAAATGCCCTCGAAAAAAATAACTACTCAAGCAACTATGACTGAGGAAGAGATGGACTTATGGGAAAAACAACTTATTTTCTATCATGACCATCTCGATATCGCAGTTGAAGATTTGTGCAAACCGGTTCGTCTTACTGACGTGCAACATGTTATGGCGCGCGCTATTGGACGATGTTCGGACGAAAAAGTTGTTTGTTCGAGAGGTCGGGCTTTGGTAAAACCTGGCTAGTCGCAATATGCGCTCATACATTATGTACACTATATCCTGGAACTCTAGTAGCTATCGCTTCAGGTACAGCGGCACAGGCTACGCTTGTTCTACAGAAACTAAAGATACTAGCGGATCAGAATCAGAATATAGCAAAAGAACTATCGCTTAAGAATAGTAGAAGCTATGTCCGACTTGCAAAAGATAAAGGAATAGCTGAGTATAAGAACGGCTCAAAGATAGAGAGTTACTCGATAGACTCTATGCGCGGTACTCGTGCTAAGATAGTTATAATCGACGAAACTCCTGAAGTAGATGCCGAAGCTAAAGAAGCTATTATCTCTCCTATTAAGAACTATACTAGAGATATATGCTTTACTTATGACGCTAAAGACTTTCCGTCTAAGACTATAGAGATTACCTCCGCGTGTCCGAAATCCAACTCTTTCTATACTGACTTCGTCAGAGTAGTAAAAGAGATGGCAAAAGGAAACCACGAGGCATTTGCTTGTGCGCTTGATTATAATGTTCCGGCGAGAACAGGTATCTCTACTATGGAATTCTTTATGGCGGAAAAGTCAAAGATGCCTGACCTAGTATTCAAGATGGAGTACGGTTCTATATTCGTCGGCTCTATGGACAATACGGCTTTTCCGTATGAGTTAATAGAACAGTGCAGAACGCTAAAATCTATAGAACTAAAACAGCCGAAGAGCGCTAAGTCTAGATATGTAATATCTTTAGATATAGCAACGTCTGAAGCTAAAGGCGCCGATAACTCTATTATTACGGTAATAAAGTTTAATGAGCATAGCGATGGTACTATCTCAAAGAAGATAGTATATATGCGAAGTTTTCACGGCAAAGGATTAGATATTCTTGCTAATGAGATACGAGTACTTGCTCATGTTAATTTTCCGAATACTGAAAAGATTATCTACGATGCTCGCGGTTTAGGTGACTCATTCGATAAGTTTATGGATGAGGAATGGATAGATGTAATTAGCGGTAAGGAATATCCTCCGCTAGTTCCTGATGATGTACCTAACGCAAATGGTGCGGCTTTACAAATGCTGCATCCGTTCAGAGCAATACAAGCAGATAACCAAAGACTATATACTAACTTCCGAGTATGTCTTGAAAAGAGAAGCGTAGAAATACCAATACAGAGTAGAGATGCTATGTCATCAGAGTTCGAAAAAGAATATGACAATGATGGTAACGAAGTAGAGAATAAATCTACTCGTAAACTTACTCAGGAAGAAAAAGCCGTCTTTATCGAAGCCGACGCGCTACAGATGGAGATGGGAAATATCGTAGGTAAAGTTGGCGCGTCAGGTAATGTATTATATGACGTAGCACATCAGGGACTGCACAAGGATAGATATTCTAGCGCGGCTATGGGACTTGACTATATCTGTGAAATAGAAAAAGTTACGATGAAACGTAATAAATCAACTAATGAATTCATCGGTTTTGCCGACGAAATATAATAGAAAGAGGGGTGGATCATATGGCGATCCGCGATTTATTTAACGGGATGTTTAGACGTGGAAGCGCAGAAGACGCCCCGGTTTCAGTAGACAGACCTCTTAGTCAGACAGCCGAATTTGAAGTCGGCTATAATCTGGCTGAAGAGGAACGTAAAGATGTCTCTGCTTTTAATAATAGTAATATTACTTGGCAGGGCGAACTTAAAGGTTTTGATTACGATGTAATACTTCGTAATAAACAAAAATGTATTATAGAGTTGTTCCGGCTTGCAGATTATTACTTCGATGCCGATCCTATAATACATGGTATAGTAGCACACGTATTTGTACCGTACTGCTCTAATAGCGAATGGTACTTAACTTGCGCAAATAATAAAACCGTAAAACTCTTTAATGACTATTACAGAAAAATCAGACTCCGCGAAAAGATAGCAGATATCTTTACTCAACTTGCGAAGTATAATAACTGCTATGTATATCTTCTTAACGGAACACTCATAACGTTGCCGGTTCACAAATGCCGTATAGGCAACACAACATTTAACGGCCAGCCGATTGTAGAGTTCGACTGCAAGAACGTCTATGATGAGTTTAAGTACAAGGGATATACAGTAAAAGAAAACTGGATTACCGATAGTAAACTTGAGTATATCTTTAAAGGATATCCGCCTGAAATAATTAAGGGACTCAACGAAGGCGCGCAGTATGTACAGTTAAATCCAAATAATACTTATGTATTACAAGGACCTAAAGAAGGCTGGCTTAGATATGCGGTGCCTTTCGTAGCGACGGCATTACCAGCGCTCGCAAGAAAAGAACTTATTAAGCAGTACGAAGAATCAATGCTTAATATCGGTGCCAGATCTTTCGTACATGTTAGATACGGCGACGAGAAAGCAGGATATGATATATTACCGAATAAAGAACAGTTAATCGGAGTAGGTAAAATATTCAAGGCTGCTATGGGCGGTAAACAGTTAGCAGTTACTAATCAACTTGCTAAAGCCGAAGTAATCAGCGCTGATATGAGCGATCTATACCAGTGGCCGATGTATACTACCGTCAACGAAGAAATACTTTCTGCTGGTGGTATTAGCGGCATTATAGTAAACGGCGTATCAGATGAAGGCAGTACATTCAGTACGGCTCAGGTATCAATGCAAACGGCTGAAAGTCGTATTAATGCAATGCGTCGTGAGTTCGAGGATATGATGACTTGGATGAACGATAGATTCAAGGAATATATCCCCGCTATTAATAATCTTAAAGAAACTCCTGAATTCCACTTTGAACCGTTGTCTATGACGGGCGAGAAAGCAATGCGTGATACTTGCCAACAGTTATGGACTAACGGTGTCGTATCTACTAAGACATTACTTAATAGAATGGGTTACTCTTATGACGTCGAACGTAAACAGCGTCAGGAAGAAGCAGGAGAAACCGACGATATCTTTACTGATCGTGCTACTCAGCATGCTGATAAGCAAGCCGATAAGCAAATGAAAGAACAGGAAAAGATAGCAAATGAAACAAAAACGACTCCGAGTAATAATAATATTACTACTTCGAAAACTACTACTACTAAGGCACCGAGTGCAGGCAGCGGTAAAGTCGGAAGACCGAAGGAAGAAGGATCTAATAGTGAGAGTTCGGCACGAGGCAGTATGCCAAAGCCGAGTAATCCGAATGGTTCCGGAGAATTTAAAACTTAATTAATATACTCAGCCCGAGTAGGGCTGGTGCGGCCCCTGCAAGGCCATATAACTGACAGCGTCGCCTCACGACAGAGGATGCTCAAAGATAAAGATTGACTCCTACCGATTTTTATTATCTTGGGTAGTAACAAAAGAAAGAGGAATGATTGCGATGCAGAACAGAATGTTCTTCGCTGAAGCTTCTTCGATAATGAGTTCCGATTTGTACATGACCGTTCAGATGGTTATGTTCGTCGCTGAAGAAGCGAACTTGAATGGCGTTCGAGTTACAGAAGCATTCATTGACGACGTAGTTGCAAATCAGGACCGCTACATTACCCTTCCTCTTGTAGCCGATACCCGTATGTTATGGAATGGTGGACACTTGGGGCATAAGTATGATCCTAAGTCCGATACGTTCGATACTACTATTATCGGTTCCTTTTACAAGTTTGAGAAGAAGGTTGAGGCTCAGGTTGCATCTCTAATTGGTTACGCTCGAATATCGAAGCGAGATCAGGAAACTTGCAACGCTATCGCAAAACTGTACGCGGAAGGCGGACTTAAGTTCAGCTTTGAAATCGCGTGCTCAGTAATGTCGGAATTAGAGGACGGCACTATGTTAATAGATGCAAGACCTGGTAATTATTTAACTAGTCTTTGCGTAGTATCGCAGCCGGCTTGTTCTAATGCCGTCGCAATGCAACTTGTAGCTGAAAGTACAAATGAGGAGGCAGAAGCTATGAATGAAAATGAACAGACCGTACAGGTCGTTGAAGTAGCTGAAGAAGTTACCTCGCCCGCTCAGGAAGTAGTTGCCTCTACTACAGAGAGCTCCGTTGGCGAGACTGAAACCGCGGCATGCAAGCCTAAGGCTGAAGACATGCCCGAAAAGAAAGAGGAAAAGGAATGCCCCGAGTGTTCCGAAATAGAAGAAGCCGCTTGTGGTAAGAAGCCTATGTGTGAAGTCGAAGAGGCTGCATGCGGGAAGAAGCCCTGTGGCGAAAACGAAGAGGCATCTTGTGGTAAGAAGCTTTGTGAAACTGAAGAAGCTTCCTGCGGCAAGAAACTCTGCGAGACCGAAGAGGCTGCTTGTGGAAAGAAGCCCTGCGGTGAAGAAGAAACTGCTGCCTGCGGTAAGAAGCCTTGCGGCGAAACCGAAGAAGCAGCATGCGGCAAGAAGAAGTGCGCTGAAGAGATGATTGCTGAACTTAGTTCCGTTATCGCTTCTCTTCAGGAAGAGATCGCTTCTATCAAGACCGCTATGGCAGAACAGCAGACTGTTATTGCAGAGATGCAGCAGCCGAAGACTGTTGTTGCCGAATCAACTCGAATCAACGGTGAAGACCTTATGGAAGATACTAAGACTTGGGGACTCCTCGAGACTGACTCCCGTATTGGTGGCTTTACTTTGATTTAATAAACGATTAATATAATGTTTGGAGGAATTTACTATGGCAGGTTTTATGAGCCGTCTTAAGTCTTATGACTTCCCCGGCGAGCAGAAGGCACATGCTGATCTTTATAACGGCATGCTTGTTGGTCTTGCAGTTAGCGGCACCGAGTTTATCACTGCTGCTACAGTAGCCGATGCTAATACTACTTTCTCTGTTGTAGAGAAGGATTATAATCTTGGTGACGAGATGGAGAATGCTACTCTCGGCACTCAGGCAAAGGGCATTCGTGTTCGTGTAGAGCAGATCGATCCCGCTAAGGCTTATTATCTTGTAGAGAATGCTGAGCCCCGTTACGAGCTCAACTTTGCTCCTACTTATGACACTAACGAGCAGAAGACCGCTCAGGGTCAGTATGTTCGTATGCACCGCATTGAGGAAGGCGAAGAGTTCGTTACCAATTTCTGGGTTGGCGCTTCTATGCCCGCAGTCGGTACTTCCTTGTCCGTTCTTGCCGGTGGCAAAATTGGTTAATAGGAGGATACGATTATGGCAAATATAGAGATTAATGGCTAGTCTCTCTTTATCTGTAAAGATATTGTAAAAACCTTTTGAAATGCTGGAAAATCTCGCTAGGTTCTGAAACTAAAACGGACGGATGAAAAAAGCCGAGACGGAATGTTTGAAAATTCAGAAATAGAGACAATCAGCAGGGAAGCCGCGAACAGCGGAACCCTCAACGACTAAGTACTGCGGAGTTAATCGCCCGCAGGCAGTGGAAGGCCCCGGACTGCACATCCGGGTGAAGATATAGTCTACTCTTCGCGGAGACGCGAAGGCTTTACGTAATCGGAAAGGAAACATGGAAAAATCAGGTTTATATCTAATAACTTGTAAAATCGACGGAAAGCGTTACGTCGGACAATCGTACGACGTAAAAAATCGACTGCAGCAGCATCGCTGGAATCTAAAAAACAATAAAGATCCTAACGAACACCTGCAGCACGCCTATAATAAATATGGCGAAAGCGCGTTCGAATTCAAGATATTACAACTAAAGCCGCAGTCAATAATTGACGACTGCGAAAAATTCTTAATTCATATATTCAAATCAAACAAACGCGGTATTGGATATAATATACAATCCGGCGGGCGCAAACATAAAAAACATTCTAAAGAAACTATTGATAAAATGCGCGATTCTCATAAAGGAAAACCGGCGCATGAAAACTCAAAAAGAAACGCAGCGCAAAGAGTTCAATGCCTTGATACTGGAGAAATTTTCGACAGCGGCGTCGCGGCTTGCAAAAAGTACAACATAAAGCCTGCAACTCTCAGCGCACACATAAACAATCCCGACAGACATAAAACTGCCGGAGGACATATATTTATTAAGATTACGTAAACGGCGAATGACTGATTATCATACGCTAATACAAGGTAAGCGCGATTCAAAACTTATTACTGTTTTCGCGGAACAGGTACAGGGCAAGGCTCACGACTATTCTACTGAGCGTGAGCAGGCCGAAATTATGGCGGAACTTTCTAAGGATCTTACTCCCGAAAACCGTCATCAGATTGCTCAGATCATGAGTTTCACTATCGAGCGTCTTCAGGAGAAGACTCTTGATCCTTTCTCCCCCATTGCTGATATCAAGAATATCGGTTATGGCGACAAGGCCGTCTTTAAGTTCAAGGATAAGGATACTATCCGTTCTTATAAGCAGGCTAAGGGTTCTACTACTGCTCGCTCCTACGCGGCACCTGAACAGACCTTCACTATGGATACATATGAAATCTCTGCTCGTCCCGCTATCCATATGGGCGATCTTCGTACCGGCCGTATCAATATGAGCGACCTCATTAAGGAAGCTAATGAGCATATTACTCGTGACAAGGTCCGTGAAATCCAGACCTGTCTCCAGTCTGCTCTTCAGACCAAGTCTTCTCCTTATTATGCTGCTGGTCTTACCAAGGCTAATCTTGATGCGGAAATTAATCACTTCCGTCGTCTCGGCCAGGTTGCTCTTATGGGTGACTATGCCATGACTTCTAAGATTGCTAACTTTGCTGGCTGGGCTCCCTGGCCCGCTGCTGCTACTACCAATCCTCAGGTTGGTTACTGGCAGGAAGGTATTAATGAGTACAACCGTACTGGCATTATTGGTCAGTATAACGGCTGCCCCATTATTACCATGCAGAACACCTACAAGAACGACGAGATCGTTCCTGTACTTGATCACAACTGGCTCTACGTTCTCCCCGCTGGTATTGGTCCTGAGTATAAGAACCTCAAGATCGTCAACGAGGGCGGCGTACAGTCTATGGACAGCACCAATATCGACGACATGACCTTCGAAGTCCGTCTCGATGTATGGTATGGCGTAGCGTTCTTCGATCGTGCTGGTATCCGTACTGCTGCTGATACTAAGAACCCCCAGCGTCGTATTACCATTGCTGGTATCTATGATGCTGCTGTTCAGCCCTAATTAGCATTCTCGCGAGCGGGGAGAAATCCCCGCTCTTATCTGATTATTAAAGGAGATTAAAATATGATTGCAGGCGAAACTCGAGTTCGAGTATTTAATACTAAAATCTATCCTATTGGCGGTTATCTTCTTAACGGTCACGAATATCAGGCACGTCCTGGTCAGATGGTTCTTATGACTGCCGATGATGTATTGTATATTTCTTCTGTTTATGATTATTTTGCTACTGGAGCATTAGTAGCAAAAGATCAGTATAACAACGTAATACCTCTCGAAGAGTTTGGTATTTATGTAGAAAATCTTATCGTTCCTCCGTCTGATGAGGAAATTACTGAAATGCTCAAGGCTACTGGTAAGCGTCTCGAAGCATGGCTTGAGAAACTTAAATCGGAATCTAGACTTGATAAGAATCTAGTTCTTGATATAGGTACTATTGCTTCTAAGTTGGATCTTACTTCCAGCAAACTCAAGATTCTTAATTCTTATGAAATTCCTGTAGAAGAGGATCTTGAAGGAACTTAACTTTGAAAATTAGGAGGGCGACAGGTTATGACTAATGTAACCGAAATCATTGAAGAAGTAACGGAGCGTATGCGACTTCAACCCACCGCTATTTCTGAATTTGACGAAGACTCATATGAGTTCTACGTCAAGATATCGATTCGCGACCTTTATGTACAAACCGGCCGCGCCGATCAATATACTCCCGACTTGTATCTTTATGTACGCGGGACTTTATATTTAGCAGATGATTTACTTGCTGACGAAATTGAGTATATAGTTCTTACGGCTATGATGAATGCACTTGATGCTATTCGTAAAGCTTCATCTCAGATGGTCAGCTATACTAC